AATGTCCTCAATCGACTGTTTCAGGTGATCGAGGCCCGAAAGTGGCTGGCCGGTTCGCCGGTCCACGCCAATCATGGTTAGCCGTCCAAGCGCTGCAGGTCGGCGTGACCGCCCAGGAACGCCAGCGCCTCGTCGTCGTCGGCCTGGACGGTCACGCGGCCGGCCAGCACCTTTAACTCGCGCAGGTCGTCACCGGCCTGCAGGAACAGCGAGCGCGAGGTGTAGGCGCGGTCGGCAAAGGTCACGCTAGGTACTGCTGCGGGCTCGCCCGCATCCGCTGCCACATCAGTCGCGGCGGTTTTCTTGACTGCCATAAAGTCATGCTCCAGAAAAGACAAAGCCCGCGAGAGCGGGCTGTCAGTGTTTGTGGTTGGCGGTATTGCCGCCGGTGTCGATGATTTTCCCGAGGCCGAGAATGTCGCCCGTTACGCGTAACGCTCCGTCGATCTGGACAGCACCCTGCAGGGTGATCTGGGTTGCCTTAGCCGTGATGCTCTCGGCCTCGGCGCTGATCGCGGTAGACTTGGCGGTGATTGCGTTGTCGGTCAGCACTGCCTTACTGCCACCGACCTCGATGTTGACCGTGCCGGTGGGCAGCTTGATGGTGTAGCTATTGGCCGCCCAGTCGTAGACCAGGGAACCGCCATCATCGAAACGCCACACCTCGACATGGTCGCGGTTGTCCGGCTGGGCGCCGGCATTGCCATACAAACCAGGAATGAACGTACCCTGCGCAGGCTCGCCGCTAGGGCTCACCAGCGCGCCCTGCTCGCCCATGCTCGGCGCACGCCAGTGGCGCGCCTTACCGGCGGCGATGGCATGCCAGCGCACCCAGGCACTGGTCCAATCGCCGCCATCGGTGACCCGCACCTTGGCGGCCACCAGATCCACCCCCACGACGTAACAGGGGATCACCAGGCCGGCTAGCATGCGGTCCAACTGGGCCGCGGCGTAACTCATGCCAAGGCCTCCGGCTCGCGATACTGGCCCTCGTTACCGGGACCACTATCAGGATCGAAGGCGAACACCAGCGAGCCCGGCGGCTCGTTCTCCCAGGGCCATTCGGTTTCACCCAGGTAAACGTCCTGCTGCCATTGCACCGCCCAGCCTACGCAGCGGGCCAACTGGGGAGCGAACTCCGCCGGCATGGCTTCCACGTTTTCGGTCGGGCCGACGAAATCCATATCCCAATACTGCAGGCGCAATTGCTGCATCAGCTTGCTGGCCAGAACGGCCGCCTGCAGCGGCGCCAAGGCACGGCTGGACTCCAGCATAACCAGCGCCTCAAACGTCACCTTGAGGCACAGGCGCCCGTCGCCCGGATCATCGCCGGGGGCAAAGTTGGTCGCCGCGAACAGCAACGCCGGCAGCTTCATGCCCTCTTTGATCAGCTTGGGGTAAGCCTCGATCAGCTGAAACTGCGGGAGATTCGCCTGCAGGGTGGCAGTCATCGCGTCATGCAACTGCTTTAACTCGCTGGGGATCACCGGCGGGTCATCAGAAGATATCGGCGGTTCTTGCATGCTTCACCTCCAGCACCAGGGCAACCATGCCGTCGCCGGTAGGCTCGGGCCGCACCACGGTGTAAGGGCCACCGCCCTCATGGGCTGGTAGCTCGACGGTCAGGGCTGCCCCCCTGGGCAAACGCTCAGCGATGGCCGACAGCACCGTAAACCGTGGCTCGTCCAGCTCGGCCGCGTCGACGCCCTTGGCCATGCGCTTGCTGCCCAACTGGGGATCAAGGGCCGGGTTGCTAAATACGCCCAGCACCTTGCTGCCATCTTCAAGCGTTGCGCTATCGCCTACCCGCTCGAGGATTCGCCCTGTACGGAAAGCCATGCGCTCGCGAAAGCTCGGGCGGGCCATTACTGCACAATCAGCACGTCGGCGAAGCCGTCGACGGTGTCGCTCAGCTGCTTGCCGTAGGGCTTCGAGTCCGGGGTGCCGTCGGCCACCAGGGTGCCGTTGAGTACGCTTACCTTGGCGCCGACCTTGAGTCCCGGCGTCGACGGCACTCGCCACACGTCGCAGGTACGGTAGGTAATGGGCGTACCTTTAGGGCCGGATTGCAACGGCATTACCGCGAGACTGTCGATCACCTGGGGAATGCCGGCAACCGAGCCGCCGGTGGGGGCCGGCAGACTGATGCTGCCGCCACCCTGTACATAGTTCTTGGCCATGGCCATTTTCTCCTGTCCAGAAACAACAAACCCCGCATAGGCGGGGTGCTTGGGGGTGATCCGCGGTTACGCGCCGACAGACTTGTTGAGGCCGCGCGAATCCAGCGCAGCAACGCCGGCGTCGATCCGCACCTTGGTAGCCACGCCGTCGACGCCGAAACCTTCTTGCTGCTCCATATACGGCTTGTCGACGCCATCCAGGTACGACACTTCGATAGTGTCGCGCCCCTGCGCCGCCGCGAGGTACCAGGTCTTGGCCGAGTCATCGTCCAGACGCGGCTCGGCGATCACCTCGGCGAAGTTGCGAATCGGGTTATCGACGCCGGCGTTTACGTCAGCGCCGGGTACCGAGGCAGAGCGGATCAGCTGCTTGGCGCGGTCTTCCAGGGCCACAGGGCACAACAGGAAAGCCGGGCGAATGTTCAGGGTGCGGGCTTTTCCACCCTCAACCTGCGCCTTTTGCGTGGCCATGGCGTTCTTGGCGGCAATCATCGACTCAATCGACAGTGCCGAGCCGGCACCGGTGAACAGGTTTTTGCGGTCGACATGGAACAGCGCTTTCTTGTCGCTCATCGGCTTGTTGTCGACCAGGACCGCATAGACCAGGTCGCCGATAGTGCCGCGTGCAGCCAGCCCCATGTTGTAGGGCACGCTGCTCAGCATATCGAGGTCGTCGTTGATGATGGCCTGACGGGTGATCGAGAACAGTTCACCGTAGGTCGCCAGGCTGATGGTTTCGCCACGGTCGCCGGTGGTGATGTACTTGTACTCAGCACCTGGGCGCACTTCACGCAGGCTCGGGAACGACCCCATGCCTACACGCTTGGCGGTGCGGAAGTCGCTCAGGCGGCCGCGCTTGGTCCACAGGTGGAAGGTTTCCGGCGCCTCGTCCCAGCCAGCCAGCACCGAGGCGCCGGCAATGTCGATCAGGATATTGCCAAAGTCGCTGGCGTCATGGGTGAAGGCCATACCGACCATCTGCATGGGATTCAGCGAAGCCACCAGAAGGCCCCGATCCGTCAGCGAGGCGCGGGCCAGTTCCTTGAGGCTCATGTGGTTATAGGCGTTGTCTGCCTCGTTCTCGGCCTGGCCAACTCGGCCGGCCAAGGCAGCGCGCACCGAGTCGCCCACCAGGTTGCCGTTGGAAATATGGCCGTGCTGGCCGGGCGCCTGGCTGCCGGTTGGGGTGGTCGACTTGCCCATATGGGCCAGCAGCTTGGCGTTGGCCGACTCTACGCTGCAATTGGTGTCGTTCAGGCACTCGTCACGAAGGGCTGCCGCACCCTCGACGGTGGGGAACATGGCAAACGCGGCGGTGATACTGGTACGGCGGTTGGCTTCGGCCTGCAGCACGCGGGCCTCGATCTGCGCCGGGGTTTCGTTCGCCGGGGGCTGGGTCGGCTGATTGACCGGCGGGGTCGGCTGGTTCACCGGCGCCGGTGGCTGGGTTTGACCGCGCGGGGCGAACATCGGTTGTGCAGCGGTGGGCATGTTGGTGTACTCCTGCATGCGTTGAGAGTTGAGAGCGGCGAAGGCATCCAACGCCCCCACCAATTCATCGGCAAAGCCCAGCTCGACAGCCTCGGCGCCGGTCATCCACGTTTCAGCGGAAAGCAGCTCCTTGACCTCGTCGGCGGTCTTGCCGGTCTTGTTGGTGTACGCCGCCACCAGGGAATCCTCGACCTTGTCCAGCAGGTCGGCGTATCGGCGCATTTCGTCCGCGTCACCGCCCTGGATGCCCCAGGGCTTGTGCACCATGATCATGGCGTTTTCGGGGATGCGGATAACGTTGGAAGCCATCAGGATCACGCTCCCCATGGAAGCGGCCAGGCCGTCCACAGTGCCCTCCACGCGCGCCGGGTGGTTGCGCAGGAGGTTGTACATGGCCATACCCTCGAACACGTCCCCGCCTGGGGAGTGAACGTGCAAATTGATCTGTGACACGTCACCGAGGGCTTTCAGATCGCGGGCGAACTGGTTGGCCGAGATACCCCAAGCGCCAATTTCGCCGTACAGCATCAGGTCAACCACGCCGCGCTGACTGGACGCGCGCAGCGTGTACCAGGTCTGGGAGGCGGCCGTTTCAGCCGTCGTCGCCACCGCCCCGCGCGGCCCCAGGACGGGCAGCCTTGCCCGCTTTCTTCGTTTGCTCATTGGGTTGGTTTCTCCCGTAATACTCGTGGTAGGCATCCGAACTGAACACCAGATCGTCTGCCCGGTTGGCGGCAATCTCGGACTTGCGAGACGCCTTAAGCTCGGACGGGTTGCGGCCACGCGAGCGGGCCATTTCCGCCTCGTCAGCACCACCGATCTTGATCAGCGTTTCCCAGGCGTCAGCCTCGTGCACCGGGTTGATCCACGGCATCACAGGCCCTTGATAGAACGCGCCATATATCGTCCGAGGGTCCACGTCTGGCGGCACCTTTAGCTGCCCGCTCAGGATCGCCATGCGCAGCCAGTTGCGGTACACACGGCGGCACCAGTAGTCGATGAACTCATGCTGCAGCAGGTCGTAACCCAGCTGGCCCTCGACCAGCTCCTGGCGTTGCGCCGAATACGTACCGTCGTAGCTGCGCGCCACGCTGGAATAGGTGCCGCGTGTACCGGCCGCTACAGCTTTGAGCTGCCCATTGCGGAACCCCTCAAGGAACGGGTTCGGCCGGTTGCTTTCGATCATGCCCACGTCTTCACCCGGCAACAGGGTGTCGACCACTACGCCAGGCGCAATAGGGAATGTTCGCTCGGCCCGCGTTTCACCAGGGCCAGCCGGCACATAGTCGTCAGGGGTGCCTTTCTTGATGTACATGGCCAGCGCCGCACTGATCCGCGCCGCCACCCGCTCGCTTTCCTCGTAGTCCTTGATATCCGCCAGGCGGATCAGGACCGCGTGCAGGAGCGGCTGGCCACGGCTTTGGCCAATGCGCTTGCGGTAGGCAACGTGAATCACCTGCTCAGCTGGCACGCGCTTGGTGTTTTGCGCCAAGGTGCCGCGCAGCCCTGCAGGGTGCGCCTTGTACAGGTGGTAAGCCTGCACGCGACGCCACCCGTTGCGCTCGATGCCCTGGACGATGCCCTTGGAGTCGTCGGTGTATTCGACCGGCAGATAATCCGCCTCCAGCAGCTCCAAGGCGTAAGGCACGCCGTGCAGATACTGATAGTTCGGCACTTTGCCCATCAGTTCCTGGGCAAGCGCCTCGCCATCTCGCAGCCAGCTGCGGCACACCAGGCGCTCCATCTGCGGCCGGGTCAGTTCGCCAGAGGCCTCGGGCTTTAGCGACCACTCCCCCCACAGCGAATTGATAGCGGCCGCGAACTCGCGGTGCACTGTGCCATCCAGGTGCAGGGGGATCGGCTCAACCGCGATACCCGAACCGCCCACCACGCGCTCCTCCAGGCGATCAAACAGCCCGGTGACAATGTCGTGATCCTCGTCCAGTTTGCGGCACTGCTCGCGCATGGACTTGAGCGTGTGATTCAGCGAACGGTCAGCGCTGCCGTTCTGCTTTTTGGCCTTGTGGGTCCGTGTTGGCTTGGCGGCTTCAAACGCCATGATCACGTTACGCGCCCTCAAGCGCTCAGCCACCATGCCCGGAAACAGCGGCGCAAGCGCCCTGTCCAGCAGGTTCATGCCGCTCAACTAAAGGTCGCCAGGGCAAAGCCCGGACGCCCCCCGCGCGCCTCAGATGCGGCGCGGCGCTCCCAGTGCATCCGCCCGGCAATGATTTGCTGCAGGCTCTCGAAGACGACTCGACGATTGCCAAACTGTACGTCTTTGCCGCCGGTGACAAATTCGACCTCAGCCTGCATATAAAACTGGACCATCTGCCGGGCCGTGTAGGCGCCTTGCTCTATCTCAGCCATCCGTTATCTCCGGTATCAACCCAGCCGCCGGCGGCTGGCTGGTGGTCTGGTTGCGGCGCCACCGGCGCCGGCGGCGGCAAAGCGGCCGGCACTGGGGGCTCGTCCGGCTCCGCCGCCTGTGCAGGTTCTGCCGGCACCTCCCAAACCCCCGTGTCCGGGTTCTGGCTGGCCAGCAGGTCGAGGTCGAGGCCGAAACGCTCTTGACTGATACGCAGCGCCGCCAAGGCGTACACCAGGCAGTCGAGCGCTTCGTTTCGTTTCTTGCTGGCATCCCAGCGCAACACGCGCCGCCCTTTTACCAGCACCCATTTCTTGGTCTCGCTGGTAAGCTGCTTAAGCTCATCGTCGTCGCAGATCGAATCGTCGGCCGGAAAGTGGATCAGGCCCGGTACCGGACGATTGCCGTCCGGCTGCAGCTTGAGGCGGTTGTAAATGACCTCTTTGGCGTTGTCGGTACCGACCTCGGTAAGGTAGGTCTTCGACTTCTTGTCCTTTTTGCGCGGGAAGTTGGCGATGGGCTTACCGTAAGTGCTGGCCCCGAAAATCGGGATCACCCAGTGCAAACCGTGCTTGCGGCTTTGCGCCCGCACCGTCTCCGAATGGTGGCCGCCGGAGTCCCAGCACCACCGCAGAACGCCCATTTGGGTGCCGTCGACGCGGGTAAACTGTCGATGCAGTTCCAATCCGACTTGTCGCAGCAGCTCGGCACTGGCCGGGTCGCCCGTCAACACGCGACGGTAAACCAGCCACTTTTCCTCGTCCTTGCCGAACGCCCACACCCGAAGCTCGTAACGGTCGTCTTGTGTGTCGACACCCCCTGTCAAAACCAAGGCGCGCGCCGGCACCTGGGCAGCGTAGACCTCGCGACGATCGCGCAGCTGTTCCCAGTCGACTTTCTCGGCCAGGTTTTCCTCCCACACCTCACCTAGCGTGGTGTTGACGAAAGTTTTCAGCTTGCCCCGGTCGTTGCCGACTTTGACGAAGTCGGTCGCGATATCGACCCAGGTGGTAAACGTCGAATAACCGGTCCACACACTGAATGTCACCGAGCGCGGCGTCACGGTCGGCGCTCTACCAGCGTCGAACCACTCCATGCTGTCCCGCGTCCAGATGCCCGAGCGTTCGCAGACCCATCGGCCGGTTACCTCGGCCGCCGTAACCATTTCGTGATACTCGAACGTACCGCCCTGGCAATGTGGGCACAAATACCAGGCCGCTTCGACCTCATGACGGTCATTGAGCCGCCACTTGATGCCAAACGGCTCGTCTTTGCCACCCCACGCCAGAACCAGCTCGTTGCCGCAGCAAGGCGCCTGGATGTTGAACCGCAGGTCATGTGGCGACTCAATGGCGGCACGGGTGATCTGGCACTTCTCGGCCTCGGTCGGCGTTGAGCCCCTGATCGACTTCTTGAAGGTGGCGCCCTCTAGGCGTTTGTCGCCCAGGAACGTCGGCGCACCCTCACCCTCGATATCCTCGTCAAACTTCGACAGCTCGTCGTAAATGACGGTGTCCGGGCTCTTTTCCCGATAGTTGCGCGCCGCCTTGCCACCCAAGCACCACAGCATTTTGCGGTTGGAGAAACACTTAGCCTCCAGGGTGTTATCGCGGTGCTTCATGCCGTACCAGGGCGCCAGATCGAGGACCACCGGAACGTCACGAATCATGCCCTCAATGTGGCGTTTCATGACGCCCTCGGCGTCACCCTCGGTGGGGCAGTACATCAGCACATTGCGCTTTTTGTGCTGCACCAGGTAGCCGATGAACGCCATCAGCATCTTGGTGTAACCGAGACGGGCCGACTTCACGAAGTTGACTTCGCGGATCAGGTCATTGCCCATCGCATTGAGAATGGCCACCTGAAACGGCGCCGTTGTCCATCGCCCCTCCTGATAGGAGGACTCCGACGACAGGTAAAAATGCTTGTCCGCCCATTCCACGACGGTCATGGGCGGCTCTTTGTACAACGCCGAAAGCCCGACCTTGATCGCTTCGGCCAGCGGCTTCAGCCATGGCGGGTCAGCCTCCGTCGTCATCCATGGCGGAAATGAACTCATTCAGAATCTCCGGCAGTCGCTCGTTTAGCTTTGCCGTTTCGTTACGCGTAACGGCGACCTCCCGCTGCACTGCCTCAAGGTGTCGAGGCTCGATATCGGGATGCTTGCGCTTGACCTTGGTATGCACGGTGTCGAGGGTTGAGCCGATCAAACTGGTGATCCGGCTTAGGGCGAACGTCACGAAATCGACCGGCACCAGGTTGCGGCGCTTAACCTCGTTGCGCATCGCTTGGGCGTCGGCCTGCTCTCTGGTCAGGCGCAGGCGCTCTTGCAACAGCTTGGCCTCAGCGAGAGGGTCGATATCGTCGCCGCCAAGTTGTTGTTTCCCGCTCTGGTGCTGCAGGCGGTTATCCACCACCGAACGAACGTCATAAAACGACTCTCGGCCGATCTTTGCGACCGGCACGACGCCCCATTTGTCAAAGGCTGTAACCGAAATCCCGAGGCTTTCGGCCATGCGTTTCTTGTTCAGCCAGAACGGCTGTCGGGTAATCGTTGGATTTGTCATGGACTAAACAACAACCAACCTCCGAATTTGGGTCATACATAACGAAAAGGCGGGGCCCGAATTACCCCCTAGCCCCGGTGGGTCCGGGAGGACCCATTAGCCGGGGGTGGGGGTGCCCGCCGGCTGGGGTGCCGGGGGGCTTACAGGCCAGGTCGACCCTAGCGCGCCGTGCTCAGCGCCTCGCGCAAGGCGTTGGCCAGCTCGACGCGGTAGTGCGCCTGCACGATGTTCTCGCCTATCTTGAAGAACGGGAAAATGGTCCGGTACTGCGGCGCGCCCTCGGTGTAGAGGAACGCCGGCTTGACCCCCGCACCGAACGCCGAGGTCTTGCGCTCCCACACTCCCGCCTCACCGTCGACCGTGCCGGCAAAGTAACGCTCGGCATTACCCTTGCGCTGGCTGCGCTTGCTGCCGGTGGCGTTGGCCTGATAGCCGCGCCCACCCTCAGCCGCGCCAAGCCCCGACAGGATGCGGGTCATCACCCCGCGCGAGACGTTGCCGTATTGGTTGAGCAGGCCCAGACTGGGGATCGCATACTGCCCAGACTTCATCAGGCCTTGCGCGATCAGCGATTTCTCGAAGCGCTTGTGCGGTCGCGGCCCACCCCGGACAGCCTGCTGTAGGTAGGCGTCGGCCGGAATGCCGGTGGTCCACTGATCCTTGAACCAGACTTTCGCCCCGCGCTGCTTAGTCGCGGACTGGGCGAACAGGCTTTTCATGGTGGTGGGCGTCGGCCGGTCCAGGCGCTGCGTCATGACCTTGAGCATGCCCGGCTTCACCCGCTGGGTGGCCAGGCGCGTCTGCGCGAGCATCAGCGCATAGTGGATTTGTTTACGCTGAATGTCCGAGATTTCGCGGAGCAGCAAGCTGCTGTCGACCGCCAGTTTCAAATCAATCACGTAACCACCTCCGGTTATTTTCCAGACTGAACCCCTGCCCGCTTAGCTAGAAACTGAGTGTAAAGGCCTCCTGCGACATCAGCCCCGATGACCGCAATGACAATACCCAAGCCGGCCGCAAGGTAGAGGTTGTTCCACAGTGCCATGGCGAGCAGCAGCGTTGCCATGCCGAGCAAGCCAGACGCTAGAAAGCGCAGGGCTACACGCTGCAGGATCTGCCGAAGAGCAAGATCAGTGCCTGATGCCCTCAGCATTTCCCCAGACAGCCCAGCCATGCTCAACAACACCAAAAGCCAAAGGGGTACATCGGCGAGCGCTTGGTGCTCAGTGTTCATCTGCAGTCCTCAAATAGGTTCGGCCTCCATGGCGCTGGCATCCGCTCGTAGCAAGGAGTCAGGCATGGGGCCGAAAACGAAAAAGCCCCGCACGATGGCAGGGCTTGTAAATGGGCACAAAAAACCCGGCTCATTAACCGGGCTTTTGAAGGTGTCGTGGTGCGTTCACAGCAACACACTCTGCTATAAAAACACATCTATTCCGCGCGGAAAAGTACTTCGTTGTCATTTCGAGCGTTTGCACGGAATTGACTATCACGCTATAAGCCTTAGCTTCTCGCTGATGTTGCTGTGTCAGAGTCTATATTCTTATTCAAGTAGGTGAGTAATGCATGCAGACCCTCCAGATCCATAACTGGATTGACTGCACCCTCGCCGAGAAAACTTCCTTGGTCGACCAATAAAGCTCCCACCACATCAGTCCCTTGTAAAACAGACTCTTTTGCTAGCCAGTTGACCTTCCTTTCAAGGTTTGAATGAAAGCCCGCTTGATCATCCGGGCCTAGTTTGCCAACCACATTTGTCAGCTTGCTCCTTGAAAAAGGCTGCGTAAGTACTTTGCACTCAACGACTAGAGCGTATAAACCGGAAGGGTGCAGCGCCAAAACATCAATTTCTCCAGGGACTTTCCCCCCCCCAGGACGCACCAATTGACAATTTCCTGCTGCCCAGTAGCCGGTATCGCTAACCCCGCTGGCTTTCCAACCTGCCTCAAGGAAAAGATCCACAGCTTCTTGCTCAAAAGGCCGCGAGAAATGCAGCTGAAATGCATCGGATTTTACAGTTGCGCCGCCGTAACCAACGTTGGAAAAAACCGAGTTCTCAACAAAACAGTTAATAGAATCCATGATGGTCAATACCGAGGTAGCAAAGGTTGTTTTATCGATGCGCAGCACTGGCCTTTCGACCAACATATTGGCTGGCGACCCCTTCACTCGATTATTGTACCAATCCACTTTCCAAAAGCAGGCTTCTGTGCTCAATTTTGCCGAAGCAGCGTGTGGACCGACTTGAAGTTCTGCAGCAAACTCTTCAAACAAGACCACCCCGCTAAAATCCTGGGCTCCAGCCAGTTTGAACCGTGCCGCGAATGCAAGCAAAGTCACGCGAGATCTTAGTCCAAGCCAGAAGTCCGGGTTCTCTCCCACGGACGCGAACAGGGTATCCCTGAATAGCTCTATCGTGCTCGACCTCTCTCCGTTTAGCACTCGCGTCACGGCCTCAGAAAATGCATGGGGATCTCGAAATATCACCTGCTTGGAATGTTCTAATGTTCGCTGTGCCGCGCCATAAGGCGAGGCCATTTCATTCCATTGCGCCATCAGGGTTTCGTCTCTTTCGGACGAGTACGAAAAACCGGTGGAATTGAGTGTAACGGGACCGAACCCAAAAACGCTACAATGTTCTTCGTTCCCGACCAATTGCTCCCATGCCATGACCGCATAGACCAGTTTTAGCAATCGATCAGCACTTTTATCAACCGCGAACTGCGACTGAATGTTTGGCCAGATCATTGCTATTGAGCTTTTCAGCGCGGAACCGCAAATCGGAACCTCTTGCTTCCAACTTGTGTCACGATAATAAAAATCGTCCACCGACTCTAATAACGCTGGAATCGCGATCCGGGGATCAATCGTGCCTGCAATTGATTTAGCATGCTCCCACGCAAGTTCAACGGCGCGTTTACGCTCTTCATCATTTCCCAGAGAGTCCAGCCCATTCAACGCCAGCAATTTAGTTACATCTGAAAACCATTCATCCCCATCGCGAATACCTTGACGTAGAAATTTAGCCAGCTCATTAGCCTGCCTGTAAATTCTCGAGGAATCTTTGAAAAAAAAATTATCCCTTGACACTACTCAGCCTCCTACCTAATCACAAATAAATCTTGTAATAATGCCTTAGACTTTATTACAACCCAGATCAAAGCCGCTTCCCGCCTGAATATACAGCACATCTAGCTCAAGAACAAAAAACTCCGCCTGGAAAGAATCGAGTGTTCATCATAATTTGTCTATAGCCACGAGTTTTCCTGCCATGGGATGTCAAAAGGGGATTTTCTCACTTGGTGTGTAGCGTTCGTCAATAAATCAAGAAACTTGTCGCATTGATCCGACGGCACAATCGATCCATGCGGCCCCCGCTCTAGCCAGCTCCCTCGCTTTCCCCTCGCTGATGCCATAGTGCTTGCCCACTCGCACCATCGGCCATTTTGCTCCGTAGTACAGCCAGATAATGTCCCCCATCTGCTGATCGCGGGCCGCAAGACGGGCAACAGCATTGTCGATGCCCAGTGCCCAATCATCGGTGATGCAATAGTTTTTGCTCGCCGATGGCTGCGGCACTGCCTGCCGCATCAGGGCGAAGGTTGGCGATATGTAGTTTGGAACTCCGCTCCCATCCATCCGCCACCACCCCCACTGCTCCAACAAGTACTCAGTGTCTCCCAATGGTCGCCCTGCCGGTTTGCGAATCATCATCCCTTCAATCCCCTGTGTAATTTGTGCCCCCCGCCCCCAGGCGGTTCGATTCGTGGTACTGCTGCTGTGGACCGACTATTTTGACCGGCCTTTTTAGCGCTTCAATTTGTCTTTCAGCCTGCTGCAATTTGAAACTCAACTGCGTCACCAGCTCCTCAAGCGAAAGCACCAACCTGGCCCCTTCAATAACCCAACCTGAGCCATTGCAGTCGGTGCACACCAACTCATAAAACACTCCGTTCACGACCGCCCTACCCCTGCATACCGGGCACTGAACCAAGTCCAGGCGCGGCCGTTTAAAGCCATCCTGAAGGCGATTTTTCACGTTCTGCATTCTCCCCTGTAACTAATTCGTTGATTGGGCTGCGCGCCTTGCGTGGTTTGGCCTGTGGCCCGTTGTGAGAAATTGCGGATTGCACACCCGTCAACCCGTGAATGGCTGCAAACCCAATCTCGTCTAACCATTCGTGCCATTGCTCGAGGGCCTCACGACGGAGGCCGTTGCCCTTCGTTTTGATGTAGGTATCAGCAACCTTTCCGAGTGAGTGGTTAAGCAGCATTTCGCCTATAAACCCATCCACGCCCATGTCGAGCCAGGCGGTGCGCGCCACCTTGCGCAGGTCATGGCTCGACCATTTACGGCTAGCCAAACGACGGAACACCGACGAGGCCTGGCTGGCACTCATCGGCTGCCCTTTACGACCAGGGAACAAGTATTTGCCGGAGTACCCGCTTTCGATCTGGGTGGCGCGGTACCTGCGCAGTAGTGCGCACACCTGCGCCGTCAGCGGCAGTCGGTGCTCGGTGCGCGTCTTGGTGTGTTTGGCTGGTATGAACCACTCCGCATGCCCCAAAGCGAAGTCAGGCCACTCTGCCCGCCGGCTCTCACCCACTCGAGTGCCGTGGCAGATCATCAGCAGTGCCAGCATCGCGTCGACAGGCGAGGCATCAAAGAGCGCTCCCAGCGCGGGTACAACCTCACGCAGGTGGTCGGCGCGCAGCCGCCCGTCCCTCGCCGAAATCTTGGTCTTGATGAAATTCGTGAACTTCATTTCAGCCATGGGGTTACTGGGGATCAGCCCAAGCCCGCGCGCCGTGCTCACGGCTAGGCTGAGCACCCTGAAAATCTGCCGAACGTAAGAGATGGAACATTCAGCCTGGAGCGGCCACATCAGCGTTTTGTCCAGCATTGCGGGAGTCAATGCGAGTATCGGCAGATCACCAAGACGGGGCTGCAGGTGCTTATCCACCACCGTGCGAACGGTACTTTTCCACGAAACGGACAACGAGGCGTCACTTGTGGCGCGTCCCTTGAACCAGGCCAATAGGTCGGCGAACGTCACCAGACCAGCCAATGCTACTGGCTCGTCCGGGCGTCCCAACAAGCGCTGCCGTAGCCTAGGCAGTTCGGCGAAGATAGCTGCCGAACCATACTCGGGAAAGCGAGCCAGCCGATTCCACTTGCGGCGAACGACCAAGTACCAAGTACCAGCCTGACGGTTCAGGTCGAATCGAAACCTCAAACCGGGTTGGCGAGGGTCGCGCAGATCGCGCACCCCAAGCACAGCCGCCTGGCGTCGGATTTCAGCGTCGGACAATTTCACCGCCACAGTTGCACTCATACAAAAACAAACCCCTCACGCAGTGGCAGAACCTGAGTACGCATGACGCCCTCGGCGTGATACTGACGGGCGGACTTTGTCAGCTTGGACTGGCGCATCAGATCACCTCCCGGCCACGATGGGACGCCCAGTCGAACGGCAGGACGATCCCGCCGCCCTCCCGCAGCCGGTCGGCCGATCGCTCGCCCATAGTCGCTGGCAGCTCCTTCGCGCCAAGGTTGGAAATCACGATGGTCGGCAGCATCCGCTCGTAGCGACCGTTGATGATCGAGAACAGCCGGCTCAGCTCAAAATCGCTCGGGGCCTCCTTGCTCGCTCCGACTTCATCGAGAACCAGCAGTGACGGGCGAATCAATGCGTCAAGGATGCTCCCCTCGGTCTGGCCGGAACCGCCATCGAACGTGGCGCGGATGGCCTGCAGGATTCCACCAAGGGTCCGATAGGCAGCCGTATGGGTGGAATTGGCCATCACGGCTTGGGCGATAGACACGCCAAGATGCGTTTTGCCGGTGCCGGGGTTACCCACCAGGATCAGGCAGCGCCCGGCGGCCAGGTTGGCATCAAACTCGGCGGCGTAACGTTCGCAGCGCGATTTGGCCTTTTGCTGGCCGTCGCAGCTCACCGCGTAGCTGTCGAAGGTCTTGTCCTTGAATCGCTTTGGAATCAGCGAGTCACCCAGCTTGTAGGCGAGGTCAACACGCTGACGCTTGACGTCCTCGGCCTGGCTTTTCGCAACCTGCGCCGCCTTGCAGCCTGGGCATGGGGAGCGAAAGGTGTGGTTGAGTACCTGGTGGGTAGTTGCCTCATACGGGCCATGCTCTTCGCACATGGCCATGGAGGTGACCTGCGGGCCGGCAATACTGGACAGGTGAACCACTTTTTCAGAACGCATAGGAGCCATCCCCCCGTGGAATAAGGCCATCGTGATAGTCGCGGTCGTTGAAGCCGTGGTGACGGCTGTTGGGCTTGCCCTGGGCGGGCGATTGGGATGCAAAACGCTTGGTGACCCATTCCACTTCGAAACCTTGCCATCCGCTCTCGATGGCGATCTCCATCGCTTTGCTGGGCTGAACACCGAAGGCCTTGCACCGCTCGAGCTTGGAATTCAGCGCCGACCAGATGCGTGCAGTCAGCGGCGCACGCTTGGCCTTGCGGATAGCTAGGTAATCAGCGATCAGCGCCTCGCTCAGGTCATGCGGGTTGTCGGCCAGCATCGCTACCTTGCCGAAGGGAGCCTTGCGCTCAGCCTTCGCCGGGGACTGCCCCGATTCACTGGGGGGGCATGTAACATCTTCCGAAGGAAGATTTACATAGGGGGTTTCTTTCTTAGAATAAAGAAGGGAGTCGGCGGTTTTGGTCTGTTTCGAGTCTTCGCCGATTCGGACCACTTGAGCCGATTCGGCTGTTTTGGTCTGTTTCGGCTCAGTGACATAGGCCCAGTCTTTCGGGTCATTCACACCGATGTCGCCACGGGCACCACCTTCGCGGAACAATACGCCTCGGCGCAGCAGGCTGGAAATCGCCTTCGACACGGTATCTGGGTGAGCGTGGATGGCTTTCGCGATGTCGGTAGCCGGGATGCGCTGGGCGCCCGCACCGAAGTTGATGGTGACCTTGGCCACGTACAGCACAATCTTCATCTCCCGGGCTGGGAGATCGATAGCCAGCAGGCCATCCATGAGCTGGTTGTCCATCCGGGTGAACCCCCTGGACTTGTCAAGTGGGACGATGTTTGTCATGCTTTGATCTCGTTTGAAGCTGTAGAGAAAGCCGCCCTGCCAGGCGGTTTTTTTTCGTCTGCTATTTAGCTACTGGATGCCTGAACAGCTGGACGGCCCCACTACTGGCGCAACGCCAGTCGTTGCAAAATGCTCAACACGAAGCGGCCTGATCCTCTGTCGGATAAAGGTCTGGCCTTAGCTGATGGCGAGTGACTTTCCCGTCCACCGCCTTCTCAAATGGGATCACCAGATCTGCCGGTACCTTCTGGTTACGATGTACGCACTGCCAAATGCGCGGCTGGCTGGTTTTGCATCTTCGTGCGAGCTCTGCCTGGCCTCCGGCCAAGCGCACGACCTGGTCAATTGGTCTTTCTGTGTTCGGCATGTCTGCGTGCCTCAATGGATCGTACACTCGATGATAACTCAAGTTATAGATAAGGCAAACACATGTTATTTGATGAGTAATAACGTGTGTTTTACCCTTGCAGGCATGAACAAACCTTCCGAAATGCTCAAAGACCGAATCCTTGAACGACGCACAGCACTTGGCCTCAGCCAGGCTCAGCTAGCGGAGAAATCGGGAGTAAGCCAGGTCACGATCCAGCACCTTGAAAGCGGTCGGAACTCGACCTCCAAAAAGCTGCTTGAAATAGCGAGGGCTCTTGGAGTTACTGCCGAATGGTTGGCATCCGGCCAGAGCGCGCAGCGTGAAGCGAGTAATGTCAGGGAGCTGAGTGAGCAGCCCGAGTCTTTCAAGTATCCGGTGATCAGCTGGGTAGCTGCGGGCGCTTGGGCAGAAGCTGTCGAGCCATTTCCGCCAGGCTTCTCGGATCGCTATGAAATGTCAGATTACGATTCGAAAGGGGTCGCATTCTGGCTAGAGGTTAAAGGCGACTCGATGACCTCCCCTGTCGGCACAAGCATCCCGGAAGGAATGCTGATCCTGGTCGACACCGAAGCCGAGGCCATTCCAGGGAAGCTTGTCGTTGCCAAGCTTGCTGATAGCAACGAAGCGACGTTCAAGAAACTGGTAGAAGACGGGGGGCGAAGGTTCTTGAAGCCCCTCAATCCGGCCTACCCCATGGAAATGTGCATGGAAGGCTGCAGAATCGTAGGGGTTGTGGTACGCGCTACCATCAAGCTCTAACCCGCCCTTCCAGATGGCCCAGCGTAATGCTGGGCTTTTTTTCGCAAGCAGTAAGCGAAAGCTAAATAAAATTAGCTCAAGGCTATTGAAATTTCCTTCCGCAACGGATAACTGTATGCACATACAGTAAAAGGGAGTTTCCAATCATGCTTCAGCCCGCCTTCTCACATTCCCCACCCCTGTCCTACGAACGGCTCGGATACCGCATCCAGCAAGCGATCGCCTCACCTCACGTCCAGAAAAGACAGTTTGTTGAAGTCAAGCCGAGCGCAGATGAATCACCTGCGGACTGGAAGCGCTTGATTTCCGACCTGGAGGAGACTTCAGGCATCACGATCGAAACCCTGGAATCAGGCCTCGTCCGGATCGGATGGCGAGGATTTACCGAAGCATAAACACCTGCCCGCCATGTGCGGGCTTTTTTTGACTGGATTTATAACTTGAGTTATTGACAGCGTAAAAACATGAGTTATCATTCGATTCATAACACAGGTTATTGGCAGCTCCGGCAGCCACCGCTCTTTAAAAACCAGCAGATGAGCCACCAGGCGCCGAGTTAAGCCGGCCGTTGAGCCCTGGCGGACAGTACACAACGCAGCAAGCTTCCTCGCTCGACATGTCGACCCGCAGGTTTGCTGAGCAACACCGATTTCACTGGCTGGCCTTGGCAACAGGGCCAGACGGGAAATCAACCCCACGGAGCAACACCCCATGCTTGGAAAACTGTTCGGCAAGAAAGGTCGTGAAGCCCGCGCTGCAATGCAGGTAGTTCAGAACCGCGACCTGATGCAGGCGATCGTGTACGGCGCCTTCTACGTAGCGGCCGCCGACGGCGATATCGGCGAAGACGAGATCAAGAAGACCGAGAAGCTGATTGCCAACACGCCTCAGCTCAAGGGCTTCGGGCCGGAGCTGTCCAACACCATGGACCGCGCCGAGAAGGACTTCCACGATGGTGGTCACCGCATCCTGCGCATGAACGCCGAGAAGGAGCTGAAGGACCTGGCGCACTCGCCGGAAGAGGCGGCCATCGTGCTCAACGTCATGCTGACCATCGCTGAGGCATCGGGCGACATCGACGACAAGGAAATGGCCGTCCTTGAGAAGTCGGCGAAGCTGATGGGCCTCAGCCTCAAGGACTACCTGTGATCCGAATCGGATCTTTCGCGATCATGGCCGCCGCCGTCGTGTGGCTGGCCTTGCGCGGCATCGACTACGGCACCTGCGCTTTGTACGGCCACCAGACAGAGCGCGACACCCGCTACGCCGCATTCGTCGGCTGCATGGTGAAGACCAGCAGCGGATGGGTGCCTCGCAATGAACTGCGCACCCAGCAGTAGCACCACGTCAGCCTGACGAGAACTGCCCGGTTCACCTGGTTCCCCATCACCAGGCTGTTTCGGTCGTGGCGTTCGCCCTCCCCTTGGTCCGGGAGGTAGACGGCAGCGAGCGTCACGACCAATGCAGCCACCCCGCAAGAGCAAATCATGGACACGATCACTATCGGCGCATGGATAGGCCACCTTGGCCGAGGCCTGGCGCCTCGCGAATTGCAATGCATCCTCGATGTCGCCCAGGGCTTCACCACCAAGGAGATAGCCAGGCACTTCGGCATCAGCGAAAGCGGTGTCGAGAAGCGTATCGGCGACGCCATGTTGAAGCTCGGCGTTGCCCGCCGGGCGGCGGCCGTAGCCGAAGCCATGCGCCGCCAGATCATCAGCCCGCTCTGCATCGCCTTGGCCGCCCTCATCACCATGCACGCGGTTATCGACGACAGCGACCCAATGCGCCGCGACCGCCGCGCGCCGGAGCGCCGCACCGCCCAAGTTCGAATCGTTCGCAAGGCCGAAGCCTTGGAACTCCATGCCTGACCAACAAGGACCAACCCATGAACGCAGCCATCCGCAATAGCCGTGTGCAATACGCCCAGGTGCAGCAGCAGGCCGAAGCCGCCGCCGCCCAGTTCCGCAGCAACTCCCGGTTCTTCGTCCAGCAGGGCGAGAACAACAGCTGGGCCATCGTCGGCTCCGACGACAACCGCCTGTACGGCCAGCGCCGCCGTTACTTCGACGCGGTGACCTACGCCGAAAGCCTGGAGCGCGCGGTGAACGCAAAGTCGGTGCCGGTGCTGAAAGTCAGCCCGCCTGATGACGCACGCACCCGCTGGGCGGCTCTGTGGGCACTGGTGCTGATCGTGATGGCCGGAGCGTTCTCGTCATGAGTCGCGGGGTGAACAAGGTGATCCTGGTCGGCACCTGCGGCCAAGACCCGGAAGTGCGATACCTGCCCAACGGCAATGCCGTCACAAACCTCAGCCTGGCCACCAGCGAGCAGTGGACGGACAAGCGCTCGGGCGAGAAGGTCGAGCGCACCGAGTGGCACCGTGTGTCGCTGTTCGGGAAGGTCGCCGAGATCGCCGGCGAGTACCTGCGCAAAGGCTCCCAGTGCTACATCGAGGGCAAGCTTCAGACCCGCGAGTGGGAGAAGGATGGCATCAAGCGCTACACCACGGAAATCATCGTCGACATCAACGGCACGATGCAGCTGCTCGGCAGCCGGCCGCAGGGTCAGCAGCCAGGCCAGGTACCAGATCGGCAACCGCAACAACGCCGGCCGGCGCGCCAGCAGCCGAGCCAACAGGCGGCGCCACCTGATCACGACAGCTTCGACGACGACATACCGTTCGCGCCCCTTCCGTACCTCGCCGGTGCGTAGCGATGAAGCGCAGGCAGCAGGTTCACCCCACCGCCTACTACCTCGGCCGCGCCTGCCGCGACAACAGCCAGTCACGCGATGCCCAGCCCTATGGCTGGATGACTGTGGACTGCGGCTGGTGGCTTGCGGGCTGGCATGACCGAGACATGGAGCTTTCCGCTTGAAACGCATCACCGCGCGCGTCCGGCACGGCCGGCGTCAGTAATAGATCAAACAGCCGCCTAGCTGTTTAGCGACTCGGGAGCCTTGTCTTTTCAAAGCCCCCGAGGGCACAGCTATAACGAGGTGAGATCAAGAAGGGGCAAAGCAGTACGTAACAATTGAAAGTGCGATCTGAGCCCAGCAGGCCATATCGAACCCATTGTTAGCCAGGAAAACTTTCAGCCTAGATTTATCGAGGACACCCGGATTCTTAGTCCTCTTGACATCTTCAACAGCCTCCTTCACATGGTCGATCGGGACACTATCAGGAATACCCCAACCCTTAGCGAGCGCAACGTAGTCAATCTCCGAACCAGCAATAATCACTGTGTCGTTAAATTTGCTTCTGTCACTATCCAGATCGATGCCTACGCCGTCGGTCACGATTTTCGTCCCCTCAAATGTCGCATCGCTGTTGTAGCTTTTAATTCCTGTAGCCACTCTCTTTTCACTCCCATGACAGCGTTTGAATTTTTTTCCGGAACCGCAAAAGCACGACTTATTAAGCCCCATATTGAACGGCAGCTCTAGCTTAGATTTTGAGTATATATTTGAGTTGCGAAAAACATTACCTTGGCTGCTATTTAAATCGACACTACCAACCATTGAACAGTTAGTAAAGGTACAATCCCCAGCACCCTCAGCATCTATTGCTGTACCTCCAATACCATGAAACACACAATCTATAAAATCAGCTCCCGCCATATCCTTACCCTCAGAAAAGTAGCGCTAGTCAATTTTTTCAACAAGGGCGATGAATGAACGAAACGTCCCTAGGAACCTCTTACACCAAATTAACCCAAATTGCCACCATGCCGCATCCGGCCACGGAGGGCGGCGCATGCATGGAGAAAGCCATGAGCCACTTCTTCTACAAAACCGAATCACCCAAGGTCCTGGCTGCAGTGCGCGCCTGGGACGAAAAGCGAGCGGCATGGAATGCGCAGCGCGACGAACTCGGAAAAGTGTTCGGCGGCCACGCATCACCGATGTACAGCGGCACACGCAACTTCGTTGGCGGTATCAAGCTCAGCGCCAGCGCCGACCTGGATGTGCATTGGCGGCGACCTGATGAACATGGCTACCGCGCGCTGCGTAGCTCGGCCAAGCATGCCAAAGGCATCACCAAAGAAGCGCGTGCACTCGAAAAGGCCAATCACGAGCGGCTGCTGGAGAAGTGGAAGGAACACTGCCCGGCCGATATCGACAGCGACGAAATGTGGGCAGGCGTAGGTGTCGAGCGAGGGAACGTGTGGTTCTTCGGCGGGGTGTGCTTCGAGTACGACGGCGCCGTGTACCTGCAACTCGGCTCAGCTTCTTCCGCAGATCATGTCGAAGGCCTGGTCGAGGTGCTTGGTAGCGAATACCAGGCTGCTCGCCAAGGCGTCATGAGCGCGCGCAAAGCCGCCTGATCCTCCAGCGCTGCCCGCCAGCGCCTTCCCCTATTGAACGATAACGATCACGCCGCACCGGCGAGGACCGCCCATGTCTGCATTCCAGAAAAAGAACCCGCTCGACTTCAAAACCCAGTACGCCCTCGGCTTCGACCCGCAAGACGATGAAATCGTGGTGGACTTCTTCTGCGGTGGTGGCGGCGCCGGCACCGGCCTGGAAATAGGTCTGGGCCGGCCGGTGACCGTGGCCAAGAACCACAGCCCCGCAGCCATCAGCATGCACACCGCCAACCACCCTGCAGCGCGCCACTTCACCACCGACGTTTTCGAGGGTGACCCGGATGAGGAATGCCAGGGCCGACCAGTTGGCTGGTTCCACATGAGCCCAGACTGCACCCACCACAGCCAGGCCGCCGGCGGCCAGCCGCGAAAGCGCGAGATCCGCAACCTGTCTTGGATTGGACTGAAGTGGGCCGGCAAGAAGCGGCCGCGGGTCATCAGCCTGGAGAACGTGAAGCAGATCCTGCAGTGGGGTCCGCTGATCGCCAAGCGCGACAAGGCTACCGGGCGGGTGATGAAGCTGGACGGCACCGTGGCTGCCATCGGCGAACGCGTGCCGGTGCAGCAGCAGTTCCTGGTCCCCGACCCGAAACGTCGCGGCATCACCTGGCGCCGGTTCGTGCACTTGCTCGAAGGTATGGGCTACCAGGTGGAATGGCGCGTCATCAAGGCCTGCGACTTCGGCGCGCCCACCAGCCGCGAGCGCCTGTTCATGATCGCCCGCTGCGACGGCCAGCCCATCGTGTGGCCTGAGCCGACCCACGCTAAGAACCCAGCCAAAGGCCAGCAGAAGTGGCGCACAGCCGCCGACTGCATCGACTGGAGCGTGCCGAGCAAGAGCATCTTCGGCCGCAAGAAGGAGCTGGCAGCCGCAACGCTGCGCCGTGTGGCCAAGGGCATGAAGAAGTTCGTGCTGGACAACCCGCAGCCTTTCATCGTGCCGATAGCCAACTGGTCGGGCGAACTGGCCCAGTCGGCGCATGAGCCACTTCGCACTGTGACCTCCTGGCCGCGCGGCGGCTCCTTCGCCATGGCAAGCCCCGTCATGATTAACGCTGCCCATGGCGATGGGAGAGCAGGCGGGGTGCTGCGTTGGGGGGATGGTTGCAAAGATGCGGGCTCACCGCTTGGCACTATCACAGCCAGCAACGGGCATGCCCTAGCATCGGCGCACTTGGTCAAATTCCGCTTCAACAGCGAAGGCTCGGCCATCACCGAACCAGTGCCCACCGTTACCAGTGGCGGTAACTACAAGCGGCCAGCAGGCGCCGCGCACGCCATGGGCGTCTGCACCGCGTTCATTGAGCAGGCCAACGCCGGGTTCAACACCACGCCAGCGAAGGGCGCGGACGAGCCGCTGACCACGGTCACCAACACCGGCAGCCAGCAGCGCCTCGTGACCGCCAGCCTGGCCACGCTCCGGCGCAACTGCGTAGGCCGTCCCGTAGATGACCTGGTGCCGACAATGACCGCCGGCGCCGAGCACCACGCCTTGGTCGAGTACAAGCTGTCGCAGGAGCATGAGGAAGGCGCCCTGCGCGTGGCCGCGTTTCTGATCAGCTACTACGGCACAGAGAACATCAGCGCCTGCGACGCGCCGGCGCCGACCGTGACCACCAAGGACCGCCTGGGCCTGGTCACCGTCTTCGTGAAGGGCACCCCGTACGTCATCGTCGACATCTGCCTGCGCATGCTGCAGCCGCACGAGCTCTACCGCGCCCAAGGCTTCCCGGCCAGCTACATCATCGACAAGGGCGCCGACCGCAAGCCGTTCACCAAGACTGAACAGGTGCACATGTGCGGCAACAGTGTCAGCCCGCCACCGATGGCCGCCTTGGCCCGTGCCAACGACCCTTGGCGATCAGCCCGAGAGAGTGCTATCGCCGCTTGAGCTTGTCTATTTCGGTATTGGCGATACTGAAGGCTCGCAGGAAAGCGTCCTCTTCAGTTTGCCAAGCCTGTGATTTGTGATCGATCTTCTCGCCATTTATCAAGATCTCCTCAACAACCCAGCCACCCAGAGCATCAGGCTTCCCGGTCATGTTGCCAACCGTGACGGTTACACCGTTTCTGGTTCTAGTAGTACTCATAGACCCTCCTGAAAAATGGCCTCAAATATACCCGCGAGGTATCCCCATGCCCACAGAAAACCGATCCAGCAACACAGAGATGGTCAGCGAACTACTGCCGTGCCCCTTTTGTGGCCAGCAGGACTTCCTCATCGAGCGCCTAGACAGCGATGCCTCAGTGGTGATCTGCCAAGGCCTGACCGGACCGCATGAAGCCTGTCTGGCCCGTGGGCCAGTGGGCGTGGCGCAGAATGAAGGCGAGGAGCAGCCAGGCCGCGACAAGGCGGTCGAGCTGTGGAATGCGAGAGCCGAGCAGCACCAGGGCGAGCCGGCTGTATCGATCCCCGAGGGTTACTGCCTCATGCCAAGGCGACTCACTGCCGAGAACGGAGCCAAAGCCCTGCTGCTTGGCGAGTTCAAGCTGGAGGTCACGCGCGAGTGCCCCGAATGCCTGGAACTGGACGAGCCTGTAGAGGGCTGCGAGATCTGCGACGGTGAGGGTGAATACGCGCAGCGCTACACCATCCCATGGGAACAGATCAAATTCATCTACAGCGAGGCCGTGAAGGGTCTTGCTCTCCAGCCGAACGTCACCTGCAAACCATCATGACATTCGGAGTACAAAAGTACTCCACCCAGCTGTAACCCCTCTCCCCTCTATTCACTGCCGCGATATGGCGGAACTACTGGCACGCCACCGGAGCTCGCCGCTGCTGTTTCGTCCACATGGACTGATCTTTATACGGGCCCTTGAGCCATGTCTCGGTGACTTTGTTGCAGTTGCCATTGATGTTCTCGATGTACGTCCTTGGATAGCCCTTGGGCTCGTCACCGATTCTCAACCAGTTTGGATCGGTCGAGGTCACTTTCGAATCATGTGAACTGCAGGCGGATACGGCCGCGAGCGCCAGCATCAAAACAGCTTTTTTCATAATTACTTCCGGAAACCTCGGCAAGAGCGCCGAGGCTCTATCTTGCCACTTTCCCTAGCCACTGGCACCCAGACAAACCTGTCAGGAAAGGACAAAACTATGCCCACAATTCAGTATCCTTTGGAAATCATAAGCGTCGGCAGCGATACCTACATCGCAATGAGCAAGGGTCACCACGACCTTGAACAGTTCATGGCCGCCGCCGTCGAGGAATGCCCCGGCCGGTTCTTGGGCGGGCCTCAGCACAAATGGTGCAAGACGGTGCCTGATCGCTCGGGAGAGTTCGCGCACCGATACGTTTTCGTCGAGGAAGACACACCAGGCGCATGGCCAGCGACCTACTGCTGGGAGTTCGGCGAGGACTACAAGCGCTACAACGCTGAGGTGCAGCCATGACCCGCCTCGCCCTCTGCCTCCTGCTGCTGGCCACCGGCGCCAGCTCTCCCCGCACGAAACACAACCCGAACCTACACCCGCACTGGCGCCTGGGCGCTGGATTGATGAGAGGTATCAGCTGTGAGCAAGATCGATTGGAGCAAGGCGCCTGAGTGGGCAGACGGCCACGGCCTGGTTGCCCATCACGGCATCACCGAGGTGTGGATCAACATGGACCAGTACGCCGTGGTCGGCGCCGAGGATCGCGCTTATCCCTACGGCGGCGGCACCGGCGATCACCGGCATAACTTCACGCAGGGCCAGATCCAGTACATCACGCCGCGCCCGGCGCACTGGGCTGGCGAAGGCAGTCCGCCGGTTGGCACCACATGCGAATGGCACCCCAGTAGCGACCAGGTCATAGTTGTGACGATCCTGGGCCGTGATGGCGATGAAACATGGTTCCGTCGCAAGGGCGCAGAGGACTCCGAGACTTGCCTGCGCATGGCCTTCTTCAGCCCCATCCGCACGCCTGAGCAGATCGCGGAGGCGGAGCGGCGTGAATCCATCGCCACTCTCGTTCAGCACATCTGCGCGGACGAGGCCTTTGACGTAGACGACCCAGAAGTAGCTGCAGCTGCGGCCAAGATCTACGACGCCGGCTACCGCAAGCAGGTGGAGCCATGATCCTGCCCCTGATGTACATGCCCTAACCCCTCCCCCTACTACTCAAGCCCGCCGACATGCGCGGGCGAGGAGCAACCATGTCTGATTTTCAGACCACGACCGAGGCCGTGGCCCGGAAGCGCCATACCTGCTGCGAATGCCGCGGGCACATCGATCCCGGGCAACGGTACCAGCTGGTGGCTGGCTGCTGGGAAGGCTCGATGGAAAGCTTCAAGACCTGCCTTCCGTGCGTTCAGGCCCGCGATTGGGCGACAGCCCAACCAGAGTGGATGGGTGACGGAGAGCACCTGTACTACTTCGGCATGCTGGAAGAGGATTTGGCCAACCTGGCTCCGGAGGTTTCACCAGGTGACGGCCGCCGTTTCCGAGCCTATCGACTGCAGGTGCAAATCTGCCGCCGGCGTGACGCTGCGCACTCACAGAAAGCAGCCTGACCACCAACCTGCCGCCACCGGCGGCGTGGAGACCATCCCATGGAAACCGAAAGCACCGGTGACGTCGACAAAGTCACCGAACAGCGAATGGCCGACTTGCTCGGCTGCACCAAACGCGCCTTGGAAGGCCGGCGCTTACGAGGGGCGATCCCCGAGGGCGTCTGGATGAAGCACGGCGGACGCATCATCTACAGCAAAAAGAGGTATGACGAATGGCTGGAAAGCCAATGGATTTACCCCCTGGAATCGACGTCCACTATGGCTCGCTCCGGCTCAGGTTCATGTGGGAAGGTACTCGCCGAAGTGAGACCCTTCCCTACCCCCCGACACAAAAAGGCATCAAGGCTGCATCCCAGCTTCGCGATAAAGTAAACAGCCTGATCAAGCTAAACCTCCTCGACCACGACAAGTACGCGGAGTTGTTCCCCAGTTCCGCCGCGGTTGTGGGCGGCGTTCCAACATTCGGTGAATACGCCCAGTTGTGGCTGGACAGTCGTGAGATCGCAGCTGGTACCAGGCTGAACTATAAGGGCACCCTGAACCTGTACTGGGTGCCCCACCTCGCCTTGGTGCGTATTGATCTGATTACGTCGACGCTCCTGAGGCGAATCGTCGCCTCCATAACCTGGACTTCACCGTCGGTCAAACGCAACGCAATGGTGAAGCTGTCGACCATCCTGCGCTCAGCGGTACTGGACGGGCTGATCACGAGGAACCCGGCTGAAGCCATACAGCTGCCAGCACGCTCGAGGAAAGAGGTCGATCCCTTTACATTGGACGAGGCGAATCTGATCATTGCCGAGCTGTACAAGCATCCTCATTGGCCGAGCCAGATCTATGCAGCGTTCTTCGAGTTCATATTCTTCACTGGCCTACGCTTGTCCGAAGGCCTGGCATTGAGATGGGATGCGGTCGATACGACCAGGAAGACGGCCCACGTGCGGCGAACGATCGCGCTCGGGGTACTTGAGGAAAGGACGAAGACAGGGAAGGATAGGTTTGTGTTGCTCAACGACAGGGCCTTGCACGCCTTGGAGTTCGCCAAGCAGTACGCAGAGCGCCGCAGGCTGGGCAAAGGGCAATTCACCGAATCGCCGTTCGTCTTCCCGCCTGGGAAGAATGGGGAGCACGTCAAGCAGACGTCGGACCTGCACCACCAGTGGCGCCCGATCCTTAAAGGCTTGGGGATCAGATACCGCCCCCCGTATAACTGCCGCCACACCTATGCGACAATATGCTTAATGTCTGGTCTCAACCCCGCATTTATCGCCCAACAGCTCGGGCATAGCGTGCAGATGCTCTTATCGACTTATGCGCGCTGGATTAACTCGTCCAACGACTGGCAGGAGCTGGAAAAGCTCCAAATTGGTCCGAAATTGGTCCGTAGCTGCGAAGAAGCCACGTAA